GCGGCCACGAGTTCTTCAAAAGTTTTGGGTTCAACCTTTGCAGGGGCTTCAACAACCGGTGAAGCAGAGATGGGCTTAATGCCAAACTCTGTGAGAACTGCTTTCAGTTTCTCTGCCATCTGCGTGTCATCCTTCTTCACCTTATCTTCGGGGGAAGGAACATCGGCAACTGGCGCACCTTCAGCTTTATCTTCTGCTTGGTCTGCGGCTTCGTCTGCGGGTTTCATAGCGGCTTCGAGAGCCTCTAGGCGGGCTTTAAGCTCGCTCAATTCGTCCATATATTTCTTATCCATATTTTTATTCTCCTTATTGTCAAGTATTGGGTCGTGTTCCACAACGGCTTGTGAATCGGCAGGGATGCTCACGCCTCCCGCATTATATGCCAATTTTGATTCTGCCTTTACGCAAGAACCAGATTCGTAAGCCGGAACTCCCTTTGCTGGTTTGTAACCTTCCCAGCATCGGAACTTTGTTCCAACTGCGAAAACAAGCATCTCAACATCTTTGCTTTGAAAGTCTCTAAACTTCTCGTTACTGGCAGGGCTAGAAACTAGATCGGCAGATTCAATCCTCTGGGGGCGAATGTAGTCCTTGCCTCCAATAGTTTCAGACTCGTTCAAGAAAGCAAGGCTAACGCCAAACTGGTCGGGGGCTTCATTTGCCATTTCTTTTACTAGGCCATAATGAGGTGAACTTTTGAGCAAGTGAAGGTCAGCCAAGAGCTTATCGCCTTCAATTCTAGGGTTGCGAGCGAAGCCCAGAACTGCCTCTAATCCAGAGCCGTGATTCATCTTAACCTTCACGCCATTGGGGGCTTGAGACATTAGCTCGTAAGCCTTCTCAATAGAGGTCTTGTCTATAAACAAATCGTGTCCTCGTGCTTCCCCTTGGCTCAAGATATAAACATTAGGAATAACCGTAGAATCTTCTTCAAGCCTAGCCTCTTTTCGTTGCTTCTTCTTGGAATCACGATAGGTCTGGTAGGCAACTGCCGCCCTTTGCTTGGTATCTGGAAAGTCTTTTACGGCTGTCTTGTTGCCCATAAAACGACCAACGAAGTCTTTTGTTTTCTCGCCTTTTTCTGGTGTGATTAGGGGCATATAATTAAATTAGGGTTAATAGGTATTTGAGTTGATTTACATTACCAAGAATCTCATCTCGGATATTCAGCAAGTCCGTGTCACCTTCGTTCAGATAACCCGGTAGCTCATCAGAAAGGAAAGAAATAAACTCATCGTTGTATTCCGCAAAGCCTTCGGAGTAGTTATCTAGGCTAAAGTCAAAGGTAGATGCAGAGATGATTCTGCCATATTTGCCCATAAAGGTTTCAACAAACTCATCAATGTTTTCTGTAAGAGATTTGTAGATTTCCCCAAAGCTCTTGTGTTGGCTATAACTCTTTGTCTGCCAATGAAATATCTTATACTGATTCTGATAAGTCAGTAAGGTTGTGAGAATTGTCTCGCCGTTGGCGTTTTCCATAATCACCTTTCTAGTTTGTCAATTACTATAAATGTTAACTATTTATTTTATTGGAATGTTCCAACTTTTTTTACTTTAATTTTAGTTTTACCATTTATTATTTGTGATGCAATTCTATGATGTCCATCGGTTATAATATAATTTCCATCTCTCTCTACAACTTCTGGTTCTTCTTCTTGGAAACTTCCATTTCCATTAGAGTAATCATTTACTGTTTTTTTATCTACATTTTTTTGTGTTGGTATAAGTTTGCTTGATGAAACTTCGATTACTTTTGGTTTTTCATCTTTATATTTTGGAAAAGCCTCTTGTTTATTTTTAAAGATTTTGCTTGTTTCTATATTTCCCTCAGTATCAGCACTATAATCGTTGGGGTTATTTTCTTTTGCACAAGTGTTTCCTTCCTTAAACCCACCAGCCCCAGTTCCACAATCAAATTTAGTTTCTACTTTTTTTTTATCGTCCGTGAGTGGCCCGCCAACAATCCAAGCATCGCAAGTTCGTTTAGCGGCACACTTGAAGTCAAAAATCTCGCAGTAGCCTAGATCGCCACCAACTGCTACTTCATTTGCATCCTCACCAATTCCCTTCTTAATGCAACCAAGGAGCTTGTTGGTTTGATTGAAAGCCGCACAATTACCACAACGCATCTTTTTGACCGTGGCTACATCGCCCTGAAACTCGTCTGCCTTGGCCTTCCAATAGGCATCGTTTGGCTCGTTTGGATTAGCAGGGCCGTAGTTCGCATCATCCACGGCGTTCTGCCTATTGGCTAAATTGGTTTTGATGTCTTGCGTTGCGATTGGGCAAGAAGCTGGTTCTTCGAGCTTTTCATCTTGGCTGTCCATTTGTTTGATGAGCTTCTTGACCCAAGAAAATCCTGCGTCACCACCCCATCCATTCCACGCTTGCCATCCCTTGCCCTTATCGTCCCAGCCCTCGCCCTTCTTATCGACTTCGTGACGACTAAAGAAAGAGTGCATCCTGCGGATTGTGTCTGGCGATAAGGTTTTACCAGCAATCAAATCTCTAGCCCTAGCGATACCCACAGAGGTCATTCCCCTTTGACTAGCTGGTTTTTCTCCACGAACTTCCAAGGCTCGTTTAGCCGCTTCTCTAGCTCCTTGTGGCGGGGTAAAGTCAATGTCTGAATACTTGCCTAGCTCACAAGCATTAAGTATTCCGTTAATAAGCATCTTAACGCTTTTGTTATCTAGCTTGGAAAGTTCCTCTAGGTTATTATCAATCTGCTTCCCACCAGTCTTTTGAGTGTCCTCGGTTGCCCCTTTTTCGGTAGGCTCACGCTCCTCTCCAACATCAATATCTCCATCGCTTCCAGTTGTTCGGCTTGCTGTGTCTTGCTCTTTAATTGGGGGGACAACAACAACTGCGTTTTCGTCTTGTGGCTCATCTTGCATTTGCTCTGGTGCTGGCGAGCCAAATGCGGGGGCTTGAACTGGTTTGTTAATATCAGAAATTGTGTCGGGGCTTACTCCGTATTGTTCTGCCAAATCTTTAACTAACTTTGCTTCCAATGCCCTCTGCCTCATCGAACTTTCAAAGTCTAATCCCTTCTCTGCGTAAATTGAGCTTGCCGTAGTTAGGCCAGCTTTGAACTCTGCGATGTTTGCTACTGATTCACGGCCAAGGTCGATAGAGACATTCGCACCGAAATTGAAAACTCCCTTGGTGCTTTTGCTTCCAAGGTTGTTTGCAATCAAACCCCTCGCAACTCCGTCTGCAATTACAATGTTCTTGAGGGGACGAAGAACCCTATCCTCTAGGAGCTTCTGGTATCTGCGGAAAGTGCGTCCAGCTTGTTGCATTTCAAGTCTAGCTGTCGGGCCAGACATTGAGGATGGGTCTACGGCAAAGCTATAAGGGATGCCAACACCCATACAAATGTTTCGCAAAAGAATCTTATGAAACTCTGCAAACGCACCAGAGGGACGGCTCGGCCCATCTGGGAAAATAATATCTTCATTGACTTCGAGGTAGCTGACTTTACCCGGTTCAATGGTTTCTAGTTTGATTCCTTGGTTGTCTGCGTTGATGTCGTTGGTTAGCGAGGAAAGATCAGAGGCGTTATTATTATTCCGCTTTACGATTCCAGCTTGTGAACTGGCGTATTTAGCGGCCATCTTCTCTGAAGCGATAATCTCATAGATGTCCACGCAATCATTGATTGCCGTGTGGAAAGCAGAGATTCCCCGATACTGGTCAATGCGAAGCGGGTCATAAAGGTGAAACGCTTGGCTTGCCGGTACGGTTGTTTGGAAAATATAAGCGTTGCCATAAGTGCGAAGGTAAATGTCGTATCCAACTGGTGCGCCAGTTTCTTGATCGACATGGATTCCGCTAATAAGATTAAGGCTTGTGTAGGTTCTGTTTGGGTCTCCGAGTCTGTCTGCCTCAATCCCTTGTAGCCTTAAATTGCCTTGTTGGTCACGGACTAAAACAAAGAGGAAATCGCCATCACGAAGCATCGACATCATAGCGATTTGCATTAGGAACGAGCCAGTATTCCTTCCAGACAAATCGCACTTGTCCCACCAATCATTCCAATAAGCCTCTACATCGGTATTAACCTTGGGGCTTTCGGTTCTTGCTTGGTATGAAATGTTCCCTGCACAATGACTAGCAAACTTCATTAATAGGCCACGAACAAGGCCAACATTCTCTGCCAAGTCCCTAGAACGCTTTAACAATTCTACTCGGTCATAATTAGATCGGAAACCCTCTGCACCAGACAAAGAGGACGGCCCTCGGCGTTGTCTATTGTATTGAGTTGCGTCATATTCAAATGCCGTGAGCTTTGCCCTAGATGCCAAACGCTCAACGGCGGCTTGCG